TTCATCCACCATAAAATACATGGTCAGGTTGCGAGGATAACACACACTTTTTAAATTAAAACAATGAAAGTATTGGAAGCATTAGCTAATGAAATATCAAGGCAAAAGAAGATTGATGCCTTGATGAAATTAAAACAACAGAAGGAAGCCGAGTTAAAAGAAATTAGGCTAGCACTAAGATTAACAATTCAAAAACGATAAACAATTAAATCTTTCATGTAGTAGACTAGAACTAGTAGTGTCTTTAAAGACACTACTTTTTCTTTTTAGTCTTCTTTTTAGTTTCTCCTGTATAACCGTACATCATATCCTCCATCTGCTGTTCCATCTCCTTCTCTTGCTTCTCCATATCCTTCATCATCTTATCTATTTCATAAGTGGGAGAACCCTTACCAAACGTCTGCTCGTATAACTCAGGGTCGTATCGTTTCATATCTGTACGATTATCATAACCCTGTAGTAGTTCCTGTTCTGCATCTTTCTTGGTAGGACCTTTAGATTGCTTTAATCCTTTATACATATCAGCTAATAAAACTTTACGGACATCTTTATATAAAGGAATGAATCCTGCAATACCCAATACCTCTAATGGTATTCTCTGATATATTTCTCTATCACTTCTTTCAATAGCTTCAGCTTCTTTCTTAGGTTCTTCTGTAGCTTTCTTTATAATAAGGTTTGCAGTTTTTAAAGCAGGACCTGTTGAGCCAACAACATTTGTTACTACATCACCTAAATCTGTATTGGTTTTTTTAGAGTCATTCGGTATGATACTATATTGTATTGCATCCTGATATGGGTCATACTCTCCTTCCCTTAATGCATCCAAATATTTCTCATTCATTTTTTCTAGACCGAAGTTAACTACAGTTCTTGTGGCGTTACCAAAGTCACGACCAAAGATTAAACCTGTTACTGTTGATACAATAGATTGACCAACCTTCTGTAAGAATGTTTTGTCATCTTCCTCATCATCATCTCCTAAAATTAAACCTGTCATCAAAGAACCTAATGTTTGAACCAAAATACCATATACTAACATTCTAGTTGTAACACCTGCTATTAAAGCTACTCCTTGTTTCCTTGATATAGAACCATTACCCATAGCAGCACTAATTCCTGTGCGTGCTGTAACATATTCATACATCATGAATTTAGTCATGAAACTATTGAAGGTATTAAATCCACGAACCCATCCATTTTGGTTTGGCTTCACAGTCCCTTTTAATATTCCCATGAATGCGTTATCTGTAGCACCTGCACGAACAGCTTTCTCATCTGCTACATTTCTAGCATTATCTAAAGCCTCCTTGTTCTCATTCATGTAAGCCTCATCGTTCGCTGCTATCTTATCAAGGTCAGGTTTCTTCCCTGTGATATTTTCAAATTCATTAACGAATGACCCAAACCATATAGGTCTCATCACCATCTTATCGGGAGTAGATATTAAAGCATCTGCAGTTAACTCAACAAAGTTTGTATATTTCTTTAATGAGTTGTTATATATCTGTTGTGTTTTATTTGCAACATCAGATTTAGATTTACCACCTTTGATACCACTTACTTGATTAATTAAAGATGTATCAACTAATCTGCCTGATAGTGTACCTTCAGGATATACCCTTGTTGTTTCTTTACTACCTACATTATTCATTACATCAACTGAACTAGGAGATAGAATAAAATTTCTCAATCCAACGCCAACTGAAAATGCTTTAGGTTCTGCAATTAATGCATAAGATACGTTAGATGTTAACTCTGCTACAAATCTAGGAGCACTAGCTAATATTGCACGATAACCCTGCTTAGTTATAAAGTTTAAAACTTCTTCTGCAACAGATGAATCAATGAAATTATTTGTAAGAACATTAGATACTACTTCTTCGTATGCATTACTAATAGCGTTCAACAAATCCCTATCATTCTTTGGCATTCTTCCATCCTTCTCCATCAATGCTTTAGCTTCATTGATTGTTTTACGTGCTGTTCTTATAGGCTCTGTAAGATTGTAATCCATTAATATAAAATTAGCACCACGCATTGCAGAAGTAAACACATCAAAGTTTAATGGAGATACTTTCCCGGTACGTTCAATCAAAGACTTAGCTTTGCTTGATGGCATGATTGATTGGTTGTACTGTTCCATTGAACTTGCTCCTGCTATGTTATCAGTAGGAGACACTTCAGTAAGTACATTCAAATGCACATAGTTATTTAGTGGATTTATTTTATCTCCACGAATAATAGATGCAGTGTATACAGCTTTATCTGTAAGAGATTCATTTATCTCTCTGACAGTTTTAATAGCATTCTTCTCTGCATTATTAAATGAATTATACAATTTATCTGTATCAATCTGACCTTCTTCATTAGTATAATCATCTAAAATACTTTGAAGCATAGTAGCATCTCTTTCACCAAACTCTGACTTACCTTCATCAATATGCTTTATTGTAGCTTTTAAATAATCTGATGCTTGATTAACTTGTTTGCTTCCAATATTAGAATCGTGTTCAAGTTGAACCATGTATGTCATCATTTTAAAACTAGATAGTAATGTTTTATTACCATCATTGCCAAATGATTTAGCTACTTTCTCTTGTGCCTCTGTAAGCTTTTGTAAAACTTTACTTACTGCTGATTTATATTTTTGTTCTGCCTCTGCAGACTTTTCAAACATAGCCTTGAATACAGTGTTATCTTTATAGTTACCAAGTAATTGGTCTATTGCAGACAATGGGTTTCTTCTAATCATTTCTAGAACACCACTAGTTCTCTTCTTACCTATGTTTAATATAGCTGCTTTTAAATTAGCATACAGTTTACTGAATGGAAGTAGTGCTGCTTTTTGTACACCACTAGCCAATTGCTTGGCATTATTAATAGCATTGAGTCTTTCAACAATTAGCTGTGCATAGTGTGGCAAGTAACCATTATTAATATTATCTATTGTCTTAAATAGATTTTTTAATTGATTATTTGTTAACTCTTTTATTGCATCAGTCTTAATAAGTTTAGATAACTCTGTTGCTAAACCACGCTCTTCTCTAGTAGGTAGAGTATTTGCATCTACATCTAAAGATTGAACTGCTTTGATGAGTTGTTCTTTTTCTAAAGCTAATTCTGCTTCTGTCTTTTTTACTCTTTCAACAGGCTCAACAATAGATGATTTATACTTACGCATAATCTCAGCTTCATCTTCAGATATTGTATTATCTTTAAGCATCGCTTTGATTGTAGCAGCATAATCTAATTTACCATCCTCATCAAATACCTTGTCTTCATAGTCATTGAATCTTTCAGCTAACTCATCTGCCTTAGATACCTCAGTATCTACTGCATCTAAAATATCATTAACTCTTTTAGTCAATGAGTTTATTTCCTCAAGGGTTAACACCTCAGACTTAATACCAATCATATCTATAATATCAAGATATGAATCTAGTAAAGCATCAGGTATTAGTGTTGGTTTAATGCTAAGCATTCTATTTAACGAAGGCATTAAGCTATCTGCAATACCTAATTTTGTTTTAGCATTCTTTTTAGCAGTAGGTAATTTTGCAAATGCATTGCTAATCTTTTCAGCATACTCTGCATTCTCAAATACCTTAGACATATACTGAACGAATCTATCTATTGATGCTTCGTCAAATACATTGACACTGCTAAATTTACGAAGTGCAGATGTAGCCTGATTAACTGTTATCTTTCCTTTAGTCCGTAACTCTTTAATAGACTTAGTCAACTCTTTGCTAATATCCATCCAAGCTTTCTTAGCATCTTTAGCACCCCTAGCCTCATTCTTAATCTGCTCGACTAAAGCCTGCTTCTCAGTCATTGTTATTTTCTTTTCAGGTTCTATTGCCCCGAAGTATCTATTGAATGCACTTACTCCTCTTTCTATTACAGTTTCTACGCCCTGCTTTAAAGCTTTAATACTTGGTGCATTCTTTTCTCTTATGCCTATCTTCTTATTGGCATCACGTATTAACTTTTCTTTTTGAACGTCTGTTGCATTATTGTACGCATCAGATTTCTCCATAAGTTTTTTTACATTCTCTGCTATCTTTCCTTTGGGTACATTCTTAGATTGCTGACGCTTAATCATAGCATCAACCTTATTTAGTAATTCATCTTTACCCGGAAGTAATTCTTCTGTAACTTCAACTGTAGTCTTAGCACCTAACTCTGTAGCTAATGCATTTGTTATTTCCTGCTCAGAAAAACCTCTGTTTTTTAATACAGTAGAAATAGCTGACTCAGAGAATCCATTTGCTCTAGCTAGTTTAATAATATTATTTATATTATTTGCATCTGCCTGTCTAAATAAAGTTGCTCTTTTACCATCTCCTCCTACTCCAAGAATAGTTATCTCACTCTCTTGAATCTCTTCACCTTTAGCTACCTTCTCTGACAAAGTGTTTAATAAATTGATAACACTATTATCAGTTCTTCCAATAAGCTTTGTTGCATCTAAACCAAATAGCTTAGCTATCTTCTCAATGAATCTAACAATAGCACTCTTAGCAGGTACAGGAAGTTTCTCATAGTTTACAGAAAGAATACCAAATAGTTCTGCTAATCTTTCTTCATCCTGAAGTGTTTCATCATAGTTGCTAGCAACTTCTTCTATCTGTTTATATACAGGGCTATCCTTATCTAATACTTTTTTAACAGATTCAAACATCTCTTTAGTAACCTTAGTTGCTCTTGGGTCTGTTTTAATTTTAATAAAAAGTATAGCATGGAATACCTCGTGAGGTATAGTTTCTACATCTGCATACTGTAGATTAATATGTATGGTATTTGTTTTACTAATGAACGCCCCTTGACTACGTTTTGGTACAGCATTGTCATAGCTATCTGTTGTTTCATGTAAAATAATTTTTACATTAGGTGCAATCTTAGCTAACGCTTTTCTTGCCAAGTCTGCTAGTCTTCTTTGGTTCTCTATCTGAGCAGCATTCTTTTTATACTTTTCATTATATCCACTAGAGAATCTATTTTCCCTAAGTAAATTTTCAAGGTCTGCTACTTCTTGTTCTGCTGTTCTAGCAGTAGTTACTTCTTCATCTATTTGAGAAAACTCTTCAGGAAGTAACCCAACCTTTTGGTCAGCAAATGAAATCTTATTATAAATCTCATCAGTTTTTTCTAATGCTTCCTGATACTTACCTTCTTCACGTAACTTTCTTGCTTCTTCTCTTAGGTTATCAACCTCTTCATTTACTCCTGAGAAATTTACATAAGAGTTTTGACCTCTTGTTTCTGTGGTCATTGCACGTCTAGCCAATGGAGAGAACATACGTGCGTGTACATTCCACGCATTCTCCTCACCCAATGGACCAAATGAATTACCTAACTCAGCGTGTCCAAAGAAATCATGTACAGCACGAAACAAATCATTTACTAATAAAGTATTTCCGTTCGTGTCTTTAAATTCAGAAGTTGCCAATAAAGGATTCTCTCTTCTTTGCTTATCGGTAATTGGATTATCTCCAAACCCTGACTCAGTTGAGAATATTTTAATACGCTTATTGTTTCTCAAGTCATCAATCATCTCTTGAGAATTAGCATAAGGTTCTTCGTTGTTAATTTCAACTACATAACCTGCATCTAAGAATGCTTTGTATTGGTCTATTGTTTCTTTAGCTAAAGCATTGTAAGCCTCACGAACTTTAGGGTCGTTAGGAGAATGCTTCATAGCTTTGAAAGCATCGCTTATTCTTTTAGCCCTTACTTTGTCGAGTTCTCTTGTTCCTTTAAAATCAGGTCTCTTAGTTCCGAACGCTCCTTCATAATATCTATTCGCAATTTCCTTAATTGCCTCGATTGGCTGATTGAAGAGTCTGTTTCCTGCACTAGGTTTTTTGGGTTGTTCTGTTGTTGCTTGTTCATTTGTTTGATTTTTAGTTGTAGTTTCAGGTATTATATATTCATAATAATAATCATATCTCTGTCCATTTTTATCTCCTATGATTTTAGCTAATCCTTTTTTCTCAAGAGAACTCCATAATCTTTCAGCATCATCAGAACGTATTTTATCTGATACTAATTTTTTATTATACTTTTCTTCTAATATTTTTGCTAATGTATTATATACTTTTGTACCAATACCTTTACCTGTATCTGTATCTGTAAATAAATTAACTAAATTAACCTTTACATTATCACCACTTTTAGCAACTTGTATAATTCCAATTCTTTCACCATTGCTATTAATGTCTAAAGTTTGTGGTTCATCATTAGTAAAATTTAATTCTTTATCTCTTTCAAGTTTTATATTGTTTAAATCTACATTTATCTCCTTGCCATCTGTTCGTAAAAATACTACTTCTTCTGTAGGAGTAACTGCTTGTTGTTCCTGTACAGTTCTGCCAACAGCATCCTCTACTGCTTTTACTAAGTCAGGATTACTACCATCTAACTTCACCTCATGGTAACGCTCAGATAATATATCCTCAATTTTCTTTTCAGTATTAGCAGGAAAAAACTCTCCACTCCTCTCAATGATTTCTGAAGATAGATTATTTGCAGCAATAAACTCTGATGTATTTTTTACATCACTTAATGCTACTACTACTTCTTCTTTTGGCTTAGCTTCTTCGGTAACGACTTCAGTGACTTGGTCTCCTTCGCCCACTTCTTGCAGTCCCACTTGGGGTTGTTCTGTGCGAAGCACGCCTTCACCTGTTGTTTGCTTTTGAATGGCATCTTGTTGTTTTTTATTTAGTAATTGTAATTCGTTAACTGCTTCTTCTTTTGTCATTGACTCATCGCCAATAACTATAATACCTGTTGTATTTTTTTCTGCATCAATTGCAGCCTGTAGTTCATCTCTTCTAGTAGTTTCTTCAGGTGTTAATGCAGGTGTAATATCTACAACAGGCACTTCAACTTTTCCTTTAATAGGAGATTTATTTACAATATCAGATATTTCCTTTTCCAATCGGTCCACATCCTCAATTACTTTTGTTCTAAGTACCTCAGATATATTACCGTTATTCTTTAATTTTCTTTTTGAGTTTAACTCAACATATAAGTCTGCAACTTTAGCCTTATCCTCTTCAGGTAAAGCATCAATAACTTTTCTATCTAAGCTTAATATGTCATCTAGTTTAGATTTATTATCAGCCAATACATCTAATACCATCTTCTTGGTATCAGAACTTATATTACCACTTTGTAAATCTTGTAATAGCTTTACATTATCTTCAGTTAGCTTTGAGTAATCATTATGATTGTCCTTACTAATAAGTCTTGCTCCACCTGCTAATGCTGCAGAACCTACGCTACCTTGAAGATATGTTTCTAGTCCTCTTTCAGAAAACATTGCATCTACTGCAGCCTGAGTAGCATCTTTGATTGAACCTCCTGCACCTATTACGGTATTAGAAGCATCTACACCCTCTTGAAACCACTCAGTCATACCTTCTTTGTTGGTTTCCCATCCAAATAAAGCAGCTTTCTTCATGAAGTCTCCTGTGAGTTTTTTCTTTATCATATCGGTAGCACCTTTTAAACCTATTTTTTCTAAGTAAAAAGATATACCACCAAATAAAGTTGGAACTGCAGTATCAGCTTCTCCATCTTCAAATAATTGTTCTATGGTTTTGCCCTTTTGTTTTGCTTTTTCTGCGTTATAATCATATAAAGAACCACCAACAGCATCAGTAAATAAAGATACACCACCTGTCCCAAGAGCACTAATTGCAGTAGTACCTATTTGAGATAATGAATTTGCTGCTGCTACAATTAAATCAGATGCACTACCATTTTCACCTCTGCTTAATTTTTTAACAGATTCAGTAATGCCTGTGGTCTCTTTCATTTGAGACATCAAGTCGCCTATTTCACCAAGAGCCTTTGCTCTCTCTTCATCCATAGTAGCACCTGTATATATATTTTTACCAACAAGTTTACTAGCTAATTCTCTACCGAATAATTTTTCTAATGCTTGGTCGGCTACTAGGTTCATTTTAGGAACAACCATCTTAATGGTATTCACAGCATTGCTAGTCATATTACGCAGACTTTCTGCGTTAGTTAGGATACCATCATTAGCTTCCTGAATAGCTTTTTCTTTTTCTTCTCTAGCTACTACACTAGGGTCTTTTCTGTATTCATTAGCCCTCTCTTCATTTATTTTTTTGAGAGTTTTTATAGCTAAATCTATATCAAATGGTTTAGGTTTAGGAGAGACATAGGTCTTCTTACCCTCTTCTGTTAATACAACAGGAGGTGCAGTCGGTTCTTGTTGGAACTCAGTAACAGATTGAGTAAATCTTTGACTGTATTGGTCAGCAGGTTTTTGAGATACCGATGAAGTAACACCCAAGTTGGATGCCATAGTCGGTTCTTTTTTTTTTACCTGTGGCTGTGCTTGTGGCTGAGGCTGTGCACTAGTAATACCCATTAAAATCTTATAATCATCAATAGACTTTTTATATCCACTGCCTGTGAATAGAGTATAAGAATCACTTAATGCTTTAGGGTTACTAGCTATTAATGCTTTGAAATCATCAATAGATTTTTTATACCCATTACTTACAAATAAATTATAAGCATCCTGTATGGCTTGTTCATTCATATTTATATACTAGTATTGACTTGTATCAACTTTTTGACCTGTTTCACCCATTGCACCCATTGCACTAGCTGTACCAATTTTTTTCATATCAGCATTACCTTTCATAAATTCAGCTATTTGTGTTTGTACATCAGGGTCATTTAATTTAAACTCTACTATTGTTTTACCATCAGGTGCTGTAATTTCAATAACCTCATTAACTATACCTGTACCCTTAATTAAGTATCCAAATTTACCATATTTTTTCTTCAAATTTACTACTGTTTGTTTTTCATTTGTAGTAACATCATTACCAATATTAGCATCAATGTATTGGTTGAACTGACCTAGAGGGTCTTTCGGTGCTGCACTTGGTGGTGTACTCACTGCATAATCAAATGTTGAAGTTGTATTTACAGTTTTACCTGCTGCTCCCAAAGCAGCTTTTATTACATCTTGTTCATTAACTCTAAGTGGTTTAGAGAATACAGAAACAACTTGTCTGATAGCTTGGTCAGGACTTTTACCTTTAATATCATTAGTTAATATTTCAGGATTACCATTCTCATCTTTTCTCGTTATGGTTATTATACTTCCTTGTTTTTTAATACTTCCAAATCCCGGTATGTTAGTAACATAGTTACCACCTGCTGATGAAGCTGTTCCACTACCTGTTAATATACGTGCTAATTGTATACCTAAGTTTTTAGCTTCATCTTGTTTATTCTGCTCATCTATCTCTCCTTGAGTTTGTGCTCTCGGCTCATAGTATTGACCTTCCATAGATTTGTCAATACCAATACGAATACGCTGAGTCAATAAGTCTCTAGCAGTTTGCTTTTGAACATCATCTAACTTAACAATAGTTCGTCCTGAACCCGGACTTGCAGGGTCAGGTATAACTAATATAGCATCATGTGTTGCTAAACCTTTATCATTAGGGTCATCAGTAAGATAATACGCATTACCTGTTTCTGAGTTAACACCCTTATCCATCATTAATATACTTTGTGCATTAAATGGATTTGTATCTACAATACTATTTACAAAATTTTGCTCTGCTATTCTATATGCATTTACTGCAGGGTTATTCAATGATGGTCGCTTAGTTATATCACTAATCTTCATCAATGTTCTTCCTTGCATTACAACTTTAGCTTCCTCACCAAGACTAGCTATAATTTTGTCAACTGAACCTTGAGTATCAAACTTATCCATCTTAACACTTTGTGCCCACTTTAATTGAGGAAGTGTTTGATTATACTTTATAATTTCTTGACCTGTAACAGGGTCTTTTGTTTTTATACCTGTAGATAAAGTTCCTGTTGGAGTATTAATAACAAAATCCATTTTACTAAAGTTAGTAAATGATTCAATCTTTTCTTTATTCCAAGTTTCAAATGGATTTGCTATACCAACTCTATTAATATATTCAGCATATTCAGCTTGGTACTTCTTAGATAAATCAAATAATCCACTTACATCAGTCTTTAAATTTTGAGATGCAATAGAATAATCTTTAGGACTTAACTGACCTGATTTTAACATCCTATTCATCATCAATAAATAATCTTGAGATTGAGATGATAGGTCAATCATCTTATTGGTTACACGCTCATCCAATCCTGTAGGAGCATCAGCAATAGCTTTTAGGTTTTCTTGGGTTGCTTTTTCAATATCAGCCCTTTTTTGCTCACGCAATTCAGCTGTCTCTTTAAGCATTCCCGAAAACTCGCTACCTACTTTAGACCAATCTATTTGGTTCTCTACTGCCCTTTCGGCATATTTATAATATGATGTTGGCATATTTATTTCATATAAGGTTTAACACCATAACCAAGTCCACCATTTAACCAACTGAAATCTACAGGAGCAAGTGGTGCTGTTACAGCAGGTGCTTGTGGTACTACAGTAGTAGTTTGTGGGGTAAGACCTAAAACCATTTGGTTCAAACTTTTTATTTGGTCTTTACTAAAATTAGTTGTAACAAAATCTTGAAACTTAATAGGGTCTGTTGGGGCTTTAGATAAGTCTATACCATATTGTTTATTTACAGACGCTACTATTCCCGGATTAGTTAACCCTTGTTGGAATGATGGTCCTGCTTGACCGTATGCTCTTGCTGATTGCGATTTGCTATATAGTGGAACAAAGTCTGCAGCTTGCTGTGCCATACTTGCTACACCTGCAACACCTTGCATCGTAGCTTGTGTAGCTGCATTAGCTGCTCTACTAGCTGCAACTCCTGCACCCTCTGCTTCTGCTAGACTTAATTTAGCACGAGCATCTCTGAGTTGTGCATCTTCCACTGCAGTAGCTTTATCTAATGCTGTAAGTTCTTGACCCATCTCGCTAGCAATTTGCTGTTGACCTTGTTGCTGTAAGGCAAATACACGACCTGCTGTTTCTGCTGCACCTCTTTCACTTTCTCTACCTGCCTCAATTGCTTGTGCACCTGCAGATATTAAAGCCTCACGCTCTAATTGATATGGTTCTTTTTGAATACCTAATGCTGCTGAATAATTTACATTCAACTCTTTCTTAGCATCAGCTAATGCTTTAGCTGCCTCTGCTTCTGCTTTTGTCTGCAATTGTCTTTGCTTACTTGCTTGAGAGAAAGACATCCCTGTAGTTGCTGCAGTACCTGCTAATCCTACTGCTGTTGCTATTGTTGTAAATGCCGGCATATTATAATATTTTTATCATTTCACTAATATGGGCATCACCTTTAATGTACCCAACATTTTTATATATATCTATAAGACTGCTATTCTTTAATAATGAATAGGAGTATTTACATCCTGAATCTTTTGCAATATTTGTTAGCGTATCCACTAATAGTTCTAGTGCTTGCTTTCTATTTGGCTTTTCTCTATATGTCTTACTTGATACAATAAAGTCAACCCAACCAATAGCTGAGTTTGTTATGTAAACAAATCCTGCACATACAGGAACATCGCCATCTAAAATAAGTATACCACCTGTACCATTTTCGGGAAGGAAATCTTTCTGAGGTGCTGTCCACCCCCAATCATTCCACCACCCTAACAAAGTATCAAAATCAGTTTCTTCTAATTTCTTTATATTAAATTCCATTCAGTTACAAAGATACTAAAATCAAGGATAACTTTTCATTACATCAGAACCTAGTTGGAATAACTCTATCTTACTCGAAGATGAGTTTTCAAGCGTTACCACAGCGTAGTGACCTAATAGTCCATGCGATTCAGCAACAGAGTTCTTGATAAACATTATAAATGGTGTCTGTGTAGTAATAGGTTGTGCGTTTAATATAGTACCATCTATTACTAATTGGTTTAAATCGTTAGGTAAATCTACATTTATCTCAGTTACTTCACCTGCTAGCAATGGTATAGTAGATGAACCTTCTAGGAAATACACCATATCCCCAACGCTAATAAGACTACCTATGTATATCGGTGGGTCTACTGAGAAGTTTAATTCAATAGCAGATATGACACCATCAACTGATTCTGTTCTTCCTATACCACTCGTAGAACGGAATGCGTATTCATCAGGTATTGCAGGTACTGAGCCATCATTTCTTATATATGCAAAGTATACCTGTTCTTTCTTCTCAAACCAATTGTATTCAACATATCCTGATATTTGTAAATCTGTAATAACTTCTGCACTCCACTTATCATCTCCCTGAAGACTTAGTGTCTTGTATAATTTATTTTCTAATGGGGCATCATTCAATACAGTCTTTATTATTGACGGATATGTAGTGCCATAAAAATAGTTTCTATTACTATTTGAATTATGCAAATACAAATTACCACCTTTAAAGCTGTATAATTTATTGTTCATACCAATCATATAATCAGGTATGAATGAGTAGAAGGACACCCATCCCTCTACATTTTCTGCGTACGTTAAAGTATATTCACTCATTATATAGGACAACTTATTGGTGTAACATTTCCTGAAGTTAAGAAAACTGAGGCATGATTAGGTGTAGGCGTGACAGTATAATCAATATATGCTGTCATGTTATCTATAGGACCACTGTAATATATTTCTCCACCTGCAGATATATCGCATATTCTATATTGAACAATATTACCTGAACCTGAATCCCATTGCCCTCTAATTGTATATGGCAATTCTGTTATGAGTGGATATATAGTACCACTTTGAAGACTAGTAGTTGTTGTTACGTTTAGTAATTCTACCATTGAGTTATTGTAAACAATTAATCTACCACCAACTTGGTTATTTAATTGCCAAGATAGTATAACTGTTTCGGCAGAACAATCTGCTTGACATTCACCTAGTGTAGCGTAAATACCTGTCCCATCCCCGGGATTAACACATGAACCTTCCACACAATTATATGATTCGGGTACACATCCTTCACAAGTTTGCTGTGGTAATAAAACTCCACCTACCTGTTCTCTAACAATAGTACCATCTGAATAAAATCCATCAGTTGCTAATGTAGTTAAAGCAGCATCTGAAAATATAGCTGTTGAACTTCCTAGTGAAGGTCCGTTTAAATAATATGTTGCACTTGTTGCCATTTTTATTTTATTAATTTAATTATACAGGGCATCCACACTCTTGGTCTAGTGTTAACTCTCCTGTTCCTGATACAATGGTTGGTACTGTATCTATCACAGCACACATAAACACTACTTGTGATGCAGGTACTTCAACTTCAGTAGGTGTTCCACTTCCACATAAATCATAAGAAAGTGTTGAACCTGAGCCTGAATCTACATACATCCAATTCCAACATCCTTCAGTGCATCCACCACTACAACCACAGCACGCATCTAAAGTATCTTCTGCTGAATAGCATAATTCAATTGGTGTAGATTGTCTATAATCCCAAATCAAATATAAGTATTCATCAGTAGTTGATGGCATTGTAAAGCTTGCAGAATATGCACTTGGTGCACTTGCAGTATTTATTGGTGTTATATTTGTAGATAAAGATAGCAATGTATTTATATCTGCAGTATTATTCTCATATAATGTATCGCTTCTCAAATATCTAAACTTGTTCTGAGCAGGGTCAAATGTAAAATCATCAAACCCGAACTTATTACAAATCACAGTAACATCAGAACCATTAGTAGGTATACTTCCAAATCCCTGAGCACCCGAAAACTCACTATATTGAGATACCAAAGGACTTGCTGTACCTGAAATAAACTCAACTAACTCAGATGAAAGTGGAGATATAAATTCTCCATCTACATATCTATATTCATTATGTATGAATTGTCCTGCATCATTATCAGTTGTTAAACATATATTGAATACATTAAGAGTCTGTACTTGTGGACAATTAACTGTTATATCAATAAAGTCTACAGATGCTGTAGTTATAGTTATTACTGCTTGGTTTATTGAGTTACTTGATTTATTAAATGTAAGAACACCACCTACAGTAACAGGTCCTGTTGTGTATGTATCCTCTCCGTATGTAACAGATATTGTGACAGCATCAACCTCATTAGGGAATGAATAGTTTATATCTACATCACCAACTAATTGACCTAAGTTTACACAATATGTAACAGGGCTTAATGTAGATAATAGTATTCTTGTTTGTGTAATACCACAATCTATACAATCATCTTGAGTTGGCAAACTAATATCATTAGATGAAAGAACATATTCATTCATATAAGGGTCATAAGCACCAAGCTTCTGAGTACCAAATGATTCATTAAATAAATCTCTGAACCAAGTACGCATATTAGCTTCAGACACAACCTTTAGTTGGTCGTTACTATATGCACTACCACGAAGTTGAAGCACCGCTCCACGCTTAGCATCGGTAAAGTATTTATCATAACCATAAGAAGCAAAGCTTTCAGGATTATTACTTATACCGTAGTTTTCTATACGTGCAATCTGTGTACCTAATACTTCAGGAACTGATGTGATTGCACCACCTGCTGCTGCATCAGATAGTAAATTCTTACCTGATAATACATAAGATATTTTATCTTCCTGTAGGGCTAGTATATCTGTCTCACGAGCGAACAAAATTTGTATTGGACCAAATGATACCTCTAAGTTTTTATAGTTCAGTAGACCTGCGTTAAATTCGTTTAGCTTGTTCGTGTTTGATTCACTATTATATACACCACTATAAGTGATGTCAGCAAATCTATCTGACTCTTTATAATCAAATGCAGAGGTAGTAGTTACTCTGTTGCCTAAGTTAAATGTTTTACCTATTATTGAATCTAATATCTTGTAACTCTCTGCTCCATTACCAAATGCAAAGCAGTTAAAAAACTCGGGTTCTATAATTGCTGATACTCCTGTAGATGTATTTTGGTTTTGAATATTACCCTGATGATTACCATTAGTAATTGCTAATGATAAATTGTTTTCAAAAAATACGTCAGGTAAAGTCTCAGTAGCTTTAGTTTCAAATATAATTGTATTTAGTGCCCTGAATACTTCTATATCTGCAGTAACTCTATATGCTCTACTATTGGAGTAATTTTCACCTGTACAACTCTTGCCTGTAGTCGTTTGAAGTATAAGTTGATTTGTAGTTGGGTCTCTATAAAATTGCATATAATTTATACTGAAATTATATGTATTTAATATACCATCGGTAGAAATATATTCTATTGATGTATCACCATCTATTGAAAATCCTGTTGGTAGTAATGCTGCTACATTTTCTCCATTAAACCAATCTACCATATTATCGTAACTAGATAAAGATGTAAGGTCTTTTTCAAATATAAATCCTCTTTCTTCACAGCGATTACCAACACCATCTCTTTTCCAAACTATATTAAATCTAATTAAACTTCCTGCAGGTACAGTATAATCCTCATACTCCCATAAAGGATTTAGAGGGTCATAATTAGCACCTCTATATAAATTCATCGGATAGTTTAATTTAGCATAGTTACCACCCTTAGGTGCTGTAGCAGTTTGAGAACCCGGTGCTACTACAGCATCAGGATTTGTTACAGCAGAAAAACTATTAGGGTTAATCTTCATGTAAACACCTGCAGGGACTGCTACATCCTCTATTGGTGTTATAAAATTTTCTCCCTGTGATTCCTTTGCTAAAACTGTTGCATTAGCACAGGTTAGTAAAGGTCCATCAGTATCAGCTTTAACAATATATCTATCTCCAACTTGGACTTTACGAGCATTCTCTCCTTCAAGATAAAACCAAACTTCATTTGTTTCAGGATTATTAAAGAAAAGATTTGTATATATAGTATCGTAATTTTCAGCGTTAGCTTTGATTACAAATTTATATCTAGTTGCCCAATATGGTGGCTTTTGCGTAGGAGGTATTGTAACCTTTATATAATTCTTTGTACTTGAGTTTCCACATGGAACGTGTACAGTATTGTTTGGACTAACCAATGCAGTAGTTGCACGATTGTAATCATCCATATAAACTATACCTATTTCGTAATCTCTATTGCTATGTAAACTTTGTGTGTTGCCATCTTTTTGAAATGTAACATCTGCAAATACTATTGAGTAATACTCATAAACTCTTTGTGTTGGTGTTACGACATCATCTACATATTCCATTGCAATAAACTGTAATCCAATACTATTGCTTGCAGGTGTTGTTATAATCTCTATACCTTGACCTGTAGCAGATACACCACTTGCTAATTTTTCTAATGCATCTAAGTTATTTGGTAACACACAATTTATTCTATCTGTAAATGTAACTCCATCACACGCTGTAGCAACAGGTTCAATATTTGCTGATGTACCCATAGCTAATTGAAACTCATCGCTTGTTGCTAAATCATAAACAGATGTATAATTTCTTGGCAAGAAGAATGTAAATCCTTCTGATACATTGTCTGTTGTTTCTGTAGGGAATGGTGTATCTCCTGAGAATGATTCATGTGTAAGTGTAACATCAATAACTATTGATGAACCTTGAATTAATTCAACACCATCTAAATCTATTGATAATACTGAATCTGTAATTGTTTGTGGTAAATCTATTGTATAGTTACCATCTTGGTTTTCAGTAGTAATATCTGTAAGACCTATATCTTCGGTTATTAAATCTACTGTGTATTCTAATTTAATAGGATTACCATTAGAATCAATAAGGTCATATCCTTCTACATAGTTACCATACATTAATCTATTGCCCATTATAGTTTGAGCCTTAGCAAATCTTGGTACATTATCATAAAGTCTTAAAATTTCAGACTCAGGTAATACTGTAAATATTTTACTATTTGTAAATTGATATGTGTATTCAGCATTATCTAGTAAACCTAAATTAGCTTTATCTAATTTTTCTATAACCTTAATTATGTTACCACCTGCTTCTTTAAATAGTAAATCAATACCAACAACAAGAGAATCTCCTGTGTTAATTGTTACATTAACTGAATTAGCAAGATTGGTCATACCCTCATTTAAGTAACTCTCTGTACTAAACTCAAATTGTTTAGGTATAAATGCAGGTCCTGACCATTGGGATGTTGCAGAATATTCTCCATCCTCATATCTATATCTATATGCAAAACATATAAAATTATCTGTTAAGAAATTTTCTTGACCATTAGTTGCAAGAAGTGCAATAGATGGAGATTCAATAGGTGGTTTCTTAATAACCAAAATAGATTCATTGCTAAATCCATCTACACCACCTGAAGGATTAGCATAGTTCTTAACTATGTTTATTCTTCTAGGTGCATTGTAATCATCTGTAAAGAACAATAAGTTCTCAACTAAATCTACTCCTGTAATTAAATATGTAGGATTAAAATTAAGTGTAGTATTTATACCACTCCCATCATTAATACTTATGATATGGTATGTAAGAATACTACTCTTGGTATCATACGAACATATTAAATCTAGTTTACCTGTTGGACTAGTTTCAAAATTACTATCGTGTATAAACCAATATATAGTTTCATTTGAACCATCCTCTAAAGCACCGATACATCTAGCATCACCACTAAGAGAAACACCATCATATTGTAACGCAGTTAAAACAGTATTACCTTTAGAGTTCTCAATAACACCAACTTCCGAAAGTTCAGTAGAACCCATACGAATATTAAGTGCATCAATATATTCTCCATTAGGCACAAGTCGTTCATCAACGACTTTATTCATTCGTCCTGCTGTAAAATTTCTATTAATGTTCGCCATATTATTTAATCCACTTAGCTTGACCTCTCAAATTCATAAGCAATCTACCCGGATGGATATTGCTCATTCTGATTTTTGCATTTCTAAGCAATGCAGATTTATCTTTTCTTGCTCTAGCTACTATGTATTCTTGTACACCTAATTTACTTCTTAGTATTTCATATTGAATATATGCGTAGATATAATTCTCGAATAGTTTGTTAACACTAATCTTTGAGTTGTCTCCCTGCTCCATACCATCTGATATGTATTCAACGATAACAGATTGGTGTTGCATGTCTGAACTAAAGTTTATTACTCCTGCTTTGTTGTCAATCCTAAATGTAGGGTTAAAGTTAGCAGTCTCTGTATTTAAACCAAATCTATCTCCAATAGAATGTTCAAAGTACCATCTACCATCATAGTTATAACCTTCAGAACCATCAAATTGATTTCCTGAATTTAAGTATATACTTTTTTGTTGACCTACAATTCTATCATAATCTAATTCAGAATACTCAGGTCTCAATATATTGCCTTCCTCATCAAACAAAATCTTTCCTGTTTGGTCCTGAAGATATTCCTGAGAACTATTTAATTGAATGTTTTCTGTGAGTGGTCTAATCCAACCATCTTTATAGTAAGATATACGAACCCAATTCACATAATCAGATGGTAAGATGAATCTTAACTTGTCATCTACATCCAACTGCAAAGCTTTAATTTCCTTGAACGCATCGTAGTTTAATTCTTGTATAGCACGTTTTGCATGAAACAAAATCTTATAACGCTCCTCATTGTTAACCAATGAGTGATTACCACTATACATTAATGAGAAGTTATTTACAATATCGAAAAGACTTACATATTGGTAAGACCCCCAATTTTGATTCTCAGGAGGTACTCCTGCATTCTCGTAATATTTATATTGAGATATATATGCCATGTTCTATTCTTTTATTGTTGTTGACTAAATGTTGGTTGTTCGTGTTGTTCTTGAGCCATACCAAACTGAACAACTTCTTGCTCTCTAATAGATACACCACAGTATTGAAGAATCTTCATAGCTAATTTATACTCATCTTCTAGTGGTAATTCAAAATCTTGGTAGTCTAATTGAGATTGGTCAAACACAGGCTCACCATTTGATAGAGATATATAAGTCCACTTAGGGTCTTTAGGATGTCTAAAGTATTGTGCAACCAAAGAATCTTCTGAATTTATTGTAGATGGATAAACGGTTATGACTTCACCTTCCTGAACCCATGCAGGAAACATCTCACTAGGGGCTGTAAGCAACGATGCATTCAGCATAGTGATTCTACTCAGTGTTACTTTTTCAGCTTCTCCTAGATAGCTTAAATCTTCTCCTACAAGTTTATAGCATAGCACTTTATTAATCATATAATATGTATCACCTGTAGTTGTTAAGGTTGGTACATAAAATTTATTTGTATCTACTGCTACTTGTACCAATGGTTTAGTTTCAGAAAATGATTCTAATGTTTCTGAGATTGGTCTTTTAATATTTCCATAATCAACACCTGATTGGCGTGCATTCTCAGCATTTATAACTTTGTTATAGCTGCTAAAATATTCTTCAAACAACTCCATCTGAGCCTGCTTAGCGTACAGGTTAAAATCAGACGGAGATATATATCCGTAGTTGTTCTTATTCAGAACAGACAATACTGTATTTCTTACTGAGTTAATCATTATATAATGTTTTCACAAAGATAAGAAAAAAAAGAAAGGGGGTCTTGTGAACCCCCTCATCTTTAAACAAACTTAATTGTACTTATTATAGACCTAATTCGCCTTCCAACATACGAAGTGCATCTATACCATCATCACTTTGTAAGTACGATGTAACAAAGTACATCGGGTCTTCTCCGTATGGAACTGATAACATTTTCTTTTTGTTAGAACTCGTATTAAAGAATACTTCTTTTTTATTATTTCTAAACGCTAATAGCTTGGCATCAAAGAATAAGTGTACGTTTGATTGTAACTTAACCATTGGGTCTTGCAACGCATTTAGGAATTGCTTTGGATGTCTCTTAGCATAGATAAGCATATCACGTTTTAATTCTGCTGTACTAATCTTAGATGTATCCTTACCAAACAATACACGACCAAGAGTCTCTAATTGTTCGACAGATAATTGACGTGCTTCAATTAAAGCATCAACCTCTGCAGTTAATTCTTCAACCTGTTTAGCTGCGTCTTTCTCCTCATTTACTTCTGTAAATACAATACCATTACCGGGATGGTAATATAGGAATTGCTGAAGCACAGGATTGTTTTTTGGAACTCTCAAGAAACCATCTTCAAAGATGATTGGTTCTAAAATTGCATTACCATCTTGCTCGTCTTCAAAAGGTGACTTTTGATTTACAGCATATCTTAATGGACGGTTACTATTAGTAGTCTCATCAAAATATAATAAAGGGAAACGCTTGTTGTTTTTTGAAGGCAGCATAAAAGATAATGGTGCTGCGTTTCTAGTTAATCGGTAGACCTTGTCTACAGGAGTTGTTTTTACTGACATTTGATATAATTTAATTTGATAAAAAAATAAGGGGAGCAGAATGCTCCACTCCCCTAATTATAAACTTACGCTTGGAACAAGAAGAAGTTGTTTGCACCTAAGGTACATACTGCTCTTTCTGACAAGAAGTTCACTTCCATAGCATCTAAATCGCTAGTCTGTGCACCACCTGCTGAACCTGTAATCCAAGTTTTGTAACGTCTGTCCTCAACTTCAGTTGCACGATAACGTACGTGTAAGAATGGACGCTTAGCGTTTTTACCAAGAATTTGGTCATAAACGGTTGTAGAACCTGCAGGAACTAACAAACCACTTTTAACAACGCCTGCACCTACTAGACCACCACGCATGGTTGGGTCGTTAAGGTATTTCCAATCTGACTTGTAGAAGTCATAACCACGACGGAATCCTGAGAAACCTAAGTTCAAAGCCATCTCAACATCGTTATCGAATAAACCGAAAGATGCAGAGTTAGAAGAACCACCTGATACATAACCGTTCAATGAAGCTAACATATCGTCGATGTCGAAACCGAAGTCACGATTAACGAATATTACGTTTTCTTCGATAGAACCTTGCTTATCTAAACGAGAGATGATTGAGTCGAAATCAACTAATGTAGTTGGGTTTCCACCACCCCATACGTTACCACGATTCTCTACTACGTAGAAGATACCCTCAGAACCTTTGTTACCTACTTGGTCGTTAACAACTTGAGTAGCAACACCTGAACCTGTTTCAGCAGGAACTGCTTCAATCATTGAGGTTTCTAAGTAATCCTCGAAACGTAAACGAGTTTCGTGCTCTGATTTAAGATACCATAAGTATCCTGTTGCACCATTTTCGGTAGTTACTTCAACCCATCCGATTTGAGCCATATCAGAACCTGATACTGCATACTTATCTTTGATGATGATTGGAGAGTTTTCGAAGAAGATGTCATCAGATTCCAAAGAACCTTGCATTCCGTTAACACCTTTCTTAAACTCAGAACCGTAAATGAATACTGTTAAAGCTACATCGCCAAATACTTGACCTGCTGCTTCATAGTAAGCTACATCAAAAGTACCTGCTGCAACATCAACATCTAATACGATACCTTTGTTACCACCTGTACCTGTGTTAGAAGTAATGTAAACAGTCTGACCTTTACGGATAGCAATACCACCTGCACCTGAAGGGATAAGAGTATCGTTAACTGTAATAGTAGCTGTGTCATCGCCTACTGCTCCACTAGTTTCACAATCTGTGTATTTAGTGTGTAAACGTCCTTGCTCTGCCCACTTAATTAAGTCAGAGTTTGAAGGCATCTCTGCTCCTACTAAACGTAAGAAAGATGCGATTGTACGATTACCATAACGCTCGAATTCTTTTTCATAAGTATCAGGAAGATACTGATTCATGAAGTCGAAGTTGGTAATGTAATTGGTGCTTAAAGGCACCTGTTCTGCCGACGGTTGTAACTGATAACCGGGCGTACTTAATACTGAACCTGCCATTTTTTAAATTGTTTAATTGTTAATTATTTCTTTTACTTTTAATTTTTAGATTCCTACCTGAGCCTGAATCAACTGCTTTAATTTGCATTCCTCCATTATTGATGACCTCAGGTGCTCTACGTATATCCATGTCAATGTTTTTGGCTTTACGCATATCCTCATCAATTGCTGTTGCTCTACCTTGTTCATAAAAGAACTTGGCAAATCTGTCAGGATTCATTGCTACAGAAAGTGCTTTGTGGTATCCTGCTGCATCCTTCATTAATCCACTCTCATCCAAATACTTATTAATAAAGTTCATTGGTGTTGATTGTAGCTTCTTTAATTCTGCTGCATCTCCGGGAGTATAAGTCACTCTGTTCCCATCTAAATCGAACTCAAAACCTTTGAACTCATTAGAGAAAACTTCATCAGTTTTCTGTTGGAACCATTGTACCTTACGTTCACTCTCTTCTTGATACGTCTTAGCCTCCTGCATATATTGCTGATAAGCTTCAAGTTGTTCTTTTGCTTCTTGAGAAACCCCAACCGTACTTGACTCAAGTGGTTGTTTGTATGCTTCCTTCTGCTCAGTAAAAAACTTTTTAGCTTGGGCAATCGCTTTCTTCTTTGCTAACTTAGCTTTCTTGATTGTTGAGTCATCATCCAAATCTTCATCGTATGAATACTCCTCAAGCATAGCATCAATATCATCTGAATCTAAACCTTCTTCAGTTACAGATAGATATTCTCTTAGCAAAGTGTCAGGGTTCATCGAATCAAAATCTTTGTTTAACTTAACAAAGTCATTAATCCCACGTCCTGTTTCTTTTTTGTATTTCAAAAACGCTTCAACATCAGATGGCAACTCATCTCTTTCTTTGCTAGAAAGTAATTCATCTACCGATGCTACTTGTCTACCATACTTGTTACCAATATATGATAAGATGTCAGCATCACTCATCTCTGCCTTAGCCTCAGATACTATCGCAGCATCTGTATTTACTTCAACCTCTTCCTGTTGTTGTGAACCTTCAATGATTGTAATCTCATCATTACCATCATTAAATTGTTCATCATGTTTCTGAAGTAATTCTTTTTCTACTTCCTGTATTGATTTGGCTTCAATGCCATCAATAGCTTTTACTTTAATTTCCATTTGATTTAATTTTTACAAAGTTATACAAAATATAGATATGCATTTAAACCTATCTAGGCTCAAATTCTGCCATATCAAAACCATCTAGGCTATCCTCGTTAGATTCAAAATCCATAGGTGGTAAATTATTCTTACGTTGATTAATCAACTTAGACTGCTGAGTATTCTGAATGCTAATTCTTTTGTCCTTAGCTTTCTCCTTCTCAGTATCTCTTTGATTAATAGCCATCTCTTGAAGACCCTTAACTTGCATACTATAGTCAAACTCTTCACGCATCAAGTAAGATTTCAATTCAGCTTCCTTATTAAGCTTTTCAATTTCAAATGAAATCTCTGCTTGCTTAACTTGAATCTTAGATTGAGTCTCTGCTTCAATCTGTTGCATTGCTGATTGTGCAGCAATCTGCTGAATTTGCATTTGTTGCTGAGCCATCATTGCGTCTTTACGCATAGCTTGCATGTCTTCACGCTCTTGCTTTCTTTGACGCTTAAGTTTAAGTAACTGATTAGCAAGTTTGAGATTTTTAATCTCACGTATGTCAATGGCATCTTCAAGATTAATATCACCCTTCGACAAAGCCATTTGTATGTTTCCTTCGAGTTGGGCTTTCTGTTCCTCATCAGGTGCTACCTCTATGAAGATACCAAAATCGTAAATATATAAATCCTTGATTTGCTCAAGAATAGATGTATTATATTTTCCAATCTGATTTGCAAACTCATCTCTAAAATCTGCATATTGTAATATATCTGCTACACGATAAGACAATGCTTCTGCAAGTGTTCTATAAATATATAGACTACCATCAAGAATATGTCTTGTTGCTGTATTAGAGTTCAATGCTGCTAACTTCTGAACACCAACTAAAGAGTTAGGGTCAAGAGTAGAACCATCTCTAGCTTCATTCAATCCTGTTACAGAGCGAATCATATCTAGGTAGTGGTTCATATTAGCAATAAGCATTTGTGTTTTGCTAGCACCTGAGTTAGAGTTTAACTCTTGAATTGGTACTCTAGCATTATTAAATTCTCCATCCTGAGTATAGCTTCTACCAATTACACTACCTGTTTGGAAGTATAAACGTAAAGCATCTTCAGGATTATATGCATTACCTGTACCTAAGTCTACTTCATTAAGACCATCAGCATCAATGAATACACCATCAGGTACTACACGAGAAATAACTTGTTGTAGTTTTAAGTGTGTTAGCTGAATTAAATCAGCAAAAGGAACCATACGTCTTACCAATGATTCAATAACACCTTTGTACATACGAGGAGCAACAGCCACGAATTGTGGAATAGCATGCTGACTAGCAGACTTAGGTCTAACCATATTCTTTTCAACTTCCCATTTTAATAAGAAGTTTGTACCCATAACCATAACACCACTATACCAAACATCAATGGTCTTAGAGATTTTTTCAAAACCTCCTTCTTCCATCATTTCTTGTGGTGGGTTAAATGTATCGTCTTTCTCTATTACTTTAGTATTACCATTTTCATTTACTTTCTTCTTGTATGTAAATGTTTTGGTACTCTTATAATTGAAATATAATAATGTACAAGTATCTCTATAGAATAAACTATTATTATAGAATTGTGCTACGTTAAAATAGTTGTACCAACTCTGACCATACTTTGCAATCTCTTCTAATTCTGCATCAGTAATATCAGGCTTAATCTTTCTTATCTCATTAATTGGTACAGCTTTAATCTCTCCCCAATAAAAACAATCCTTAAAGTTAGGGTCTTCAGTATAACTATATACTACGTTAGCAGGGTCAACATAAGATATTTTAACTCCTGCACCCGGCAAGAACTCATGCTTAGCTATTGCAATACCAATAGTAGTTATATCATAATCATATCTTTTACGTAAATCCTCATACTTATTAATATCAAATAAAGTATTGATAGCCTCCTCTTCTGCAATTTCAATAGCAGGCTTGTAGTTGAGGTTCATATATAATGATAACTCATCATCAGTAGAAGGAAGTTCTTCAGGGTTTACAGTGAATGGGTCCACCCCTGTATTTTCTTTTATAGTAAGCAATAGGTCTTTAGCAACCATTTGCCCTTCAACCATATCTTGATATTTATTTCTTTTAGCTTGAGACATAGCATCTTGTGCGTATGCTTTCACTTTAAATAATCTATCAGACATTCCGTTAACAACAATGTCAACAAACTTTGGTAAGATAGGAACAGGTGTCCAATCTAAATTAAGATATGATAAGTCACCATCAATAGCTAATTCGTTTTTATATTTAGCTATTGGCTGTTCACCACGAGCATACAATCGAAGACGATTCATATCTCGCCACTGATTGTAATACCTACATTGAGTTCCGTCTTTTCTAAACCATTCGTATTGAATAGCTTGACCAACCTGTAACCCAAACTCTTTAGAATCCTTTACGGAATCAGGAGCAAACTGTGAAGGGAAACCTGTGGCGTTTATATTTACCTTAATATTATCTTCCATCTATTGTAATTAATTCGCTTGTATTACCTCTGTTATTATACCTTGCAAAGTTAACGCTTATTTTTGATTGTTTTTGTTCGGGTAAATACAGATGTTTTTGGTTAGCCATAATAGCTAATCCCGAACTAATCGAAGCATCAAATCTTGTTCTATCACTAATATCAAACTTAGCCCAATCTTCTAGTGTTCTAGTGAATGGCATAGTTCCTATTTCATCGGGACTTCTATATGTACCATCCATATCATACCCTACATACTTTTCGATGTAGGACTCAATAGCTGACGCATGAGACTGTTTCACATCCTCAGATGAGTTAGGTATCCCTCCGAGTTCTCGCTCTGTCTGAGAGAGTTTATTGAAGTGCTTATCGGGTCTGTTCATACAGAACCCTCTATACCCTCTATTCTTAAAATGGTAAAGCAATCTAGGTTTGTTATTCTCTGCAAGTATTGGCATACCATAGAATACACAAGCCATCAATACTTCCTCAAAAAAAATTTCTGCTGTCTGTGGTCTAGCCACATACTCTAAAAAGAACTCATTGCTAGGTGCATCATCCATATTAAACTTTGTTAGTCCATGCAATGCACCATTAGAGCCACCACCCCCAACTGTTCCTGATATATCGTAAGAGTCACAACCAAATGAACCTATGTGTTCATTAGCAGGATACTTGATACCATTCTTTACTACCACCCTATTCTGCAAACCTTTTGCAGGAATCCAACTAATATTAAATCTACCCCTAGTATCAGGATTAAATACAACTTTAGAATCCTTTATTCCATTTTCCCAACTAAAATTACCTCTAGTTAAATGATGTGCAGTTATCTGTCCATCATTATGGTCTATCTGTTGGTATATCTTTGTTAGGTTAAATATAGATGACTTGCTCTCATCACGAAACGCATGAGATGTAGTTCTTGGAAACTGACGATAAAATTCATTAAGTGCATCTGCATCACTCTTTAATGAGTCCACCTCATTCTCCCAATAATCTATAGCACCATTTCTAATCCACGCCCCATCAACTCCCATTACAGGATTGTTAGGTTTCCTGAATACAGGCATACCATGTCTATCTATAAATCCCTCCATGTTCCATTCCATTGGAATGAATAATGCATATAGTCCTGATTTAGTTTGACCGTTTGAGTTTCTTCTTATAACATTAGAGTCTTCATATAAACTCTTATAGTTATCACCACCCTTTGAAAGTGCATTAGATGTTGAACCCATCATACACTTACCAATAATCTTGCTACCCAAACGAAGACACGTCTTTGTAACACGCCAATTGTTTAATATATTATTTGGCTTAGTCCATTTACCACTCTCGTCATGTACAAGATGTAAAAGCTTTTCACCATCATAAGAGTTGTCTTCTGTATTCTTCCAATCAATGGTGGTATCCAATCCTTCCATCTCATTGTCATCAGACTCATGCATATTCTTTTTTGTAATCTTAGATGCAGGAATCCTAAATGCTAATTCAGTCTTTGGTTTATCCATACCATCCTGAATAGGTTTAAAGAAGAATGGTAATCTGTTTGCGATTGGTACAACCTTATCGGTAAACATCTTCTTAGCATCAGCACCTGTCTTAGATAAAATACCTAATCTTCTATTCTTAGATATTGTTCCCAAGTTTACAGTCTCAGATGAAGCCATAAAGGAAAATCCTGAACGACGTATCTTTAGATATGTCATACCAAAACATCTAGGGTCTGCTTTACAGGCTTCCCAAAAGATAAAAAATATTCTATTCGCTTCTCGATAGTCGGGATAACCAACATCAATACTTGTCCACTGCAAGTACATATAGTGAGAACCTGTGATATATGTAGGGTCTCCATTGTTCATGAACCACGCCCCATATTCACGTCTATCAAACTCACTCTCTATATAATCAACCCATTGATTTTTAAAATCAGAAGACATATCATTCCACTGAAATATAGATTGTATTTTATCTAGTTGATTAGGTAGTAATTTTCTTTCCCAATATTGCTCAGAGCGTTTATCGCTCCTCTTTATAATATCTTTTGTTACTAAAGGTAATGCAATAACAAGACCCTCTATACTTATTATCTCTCCAATCTGACCTGTCTTGGAGATAATAACCATATCATACTTTTCATCATAACCATACAACCACGTACGTGCTCCATTCTTTTTGGAGATTACATTTGATGGAACATAATTATCTAGTACCCTATATAAACTATTTACTTCTTCGTTCAGCAAAACCTTGTTTCGTATCTATTTGTTTAACACCACGCCCTGACATCTCAATGCTTTCTTTTTCAGATTCTATTCTAGTAAGAATCTCGAACGCATCGAATATGGCTAGCTTCTTTGTAGCTGCTGCATTCTTTAATTTATCTGCAGCCAAATCACCATCTAAAGATTCTCCATTCTTTATGATGCTTTCTTCTGCAACACGAATAAGTTCCTCTACAGCACGATGACCTGCCTTTATAATTCTTAGCTTAATATCTTTTACATCTTTCTGCTGTTCCATATTATAGTACAATTGCTATTTGATGTGTGAACATTCTATAAAGCTTTTCTCCATCAACATTAAATTCATATTCACTCTCAGGATGGAAACAAACCTTATCTCCATTATTTACACCAAGTCTAGATAACTCTTCGTTAGTGTATTTCATTATGCCCATCAATGGTTCCTCCTTAAATGGTTTCATTATATAAGATTCAGTTGGTGGAATAGGTTTAACAAAACAATATCTATCGTGTGAGAACCAATCACCATCAGATTTATATAAAAAGAATTGGTCGAACTCTATAAAGAATAAATCATCTTTAAAAAAACTCTTACCACTCTTTTGCCTACCCTTCATATCATTATAATATTTAAAAACATTATGATGAACTAATAGAGTATCGCCCTCTTTAATTGGTCCTTCATACCCTAGTGGAACAGATATAACTTCTGCCATCCTATTTGAATACCTGTGGTCTTCTTCAGATGTACTAGTTATAAATTCAATACCACCAATGGACTTTGTATTATCATACCTCTTCCCTTTAATGGGTTTGGCTATAAAGAAGAAAGGTGATTTCATTTAAAATCTATATTATATTCTACTGATACAGGTACGTTTGATGTGAACTCTTTCCAAAGAACAACTTCATTATCTGCTTCAATCCATATTTGGAATGAGCCAAAGTTTTCTTCATACTTAATTAAATGGATTACATGGCTATCGCCTAGAACTTTTTGCCCTGTTATGTAATGCATAGCCCCTGATTTATAATCAGGTCCTATAGATATTTTCCTTATTATCATTTGATTCTATTCTTATTATACTTAAATTTGTATTTGCAAATATACTAATAATTGAATTAATGAATAATAAAATCAGTATACTCTTCCTAGCACCACATTTATCTACAGGTGGAATGCCTGCATTCTTATTAAAAAGAATTGAACTACTACAGAAGTACACAGATGCTTATATATATGTAGTAGAGTATAAAAACTATAGCAATGATTATGTTGTACATAAAAATAAAATTGATGAGTTAACACCAATAATAACTCTTGGTGAAGACAAGATGATGTTAATTGATATAATTAAAAATTTAAAGATTGACATTATACATATAGATGAAATGATTGAAGGGTTTGATTCACATAATCAAGTACCTGAAGAATTAATGAAAGCTTTATATGCTAAGGATAGAACTTGGCGTATAGTAGAAACCTGTCATAATGTTTGGTTTAATCCAAATACAACTAAAAGATTTCATCCTGACGCATATGCATTCTGCACTCCATATCATTTAAAGACGTTTGCTGATATGCCATCTCCTAAAACTGTATTACAATTCCCTATTGATGATTTAACAGGAAATTATCAGTGGGATGATGCAATGAGGGATTTAGAATTTGATTTTGAAAAAGACCATGTAGTTAGTATTGGATTATGGACTGAAGGAAAGAATCAAAAGGAGGCTATAGAATTAGCTAGAAAAATGCCTAATGTTCAGTTTCATTTTGTAGGAAATCAAGCTGTAAACTTTCAGAACTATTGGGAACCACTAATGAAAGACCTTCCTAGTAATTGTAAGGTATGGGGCGAAAGAGAAGATATATGGAGATTTCTATTAGCAGCAGATGTATTTATGTTTAACAGTACATGGGAGTGCAACCCACTTGTTATACGTGAAGCAATAAGTTATGGTAATAAAATCATTGCAAGAAATCTTCCTCAGTATGAAGGTATGTTTGATGATTATATAACTCCATTAGATTCTGATTATCTAGAGGAACAATTAAAACAAGTATTAAAAGGATATAGAGGATACGATATTCCTGTAGGACAATCAGAAGAATTTGCATTAGGTCATATTAATTTATACAAAAGTATTATGGAAAAGGAACCTCAGAAAAATACGTTAACTATAAACACACATTTTGTTGGACAACCATTCCTAGAAATACTAGGAGAGTCTGATGAAATATTCACAGTAGAATGGTATGGTGGTGAAGGCTTGGTGTATCGTACTCAAATAGGATGCAATCAATGGACAAAACTTAACAAAGAGTATTATGCCAATTGGAGAGTAATGGTATTAGATAATAATGCTAATATCATCTATGACCATATTTATAATGATAAAGATAAAAGAGTATATATTGCTTTTGACAGCAAGTCTCTTGGAGATACATTAGCTTGGATTCCATATTGCGAAGAGTACAGAAAGAAGCATGGCTGTGATTTAGTTGTAAGTACATTTTGGAATAAACTATTTGTAGATACATATCCTGATATTGAGTTTGTTGAACCCGGTTCAACAGTTAAGAACTTATATGCAATGTACTCTCTCGGTTGGTTTTATAATAGCAATAAAGAACCTGAGTTACCTAACACAATACCTTTACAAAAAACAGCATCTAATATTCTTGGATTAGAATATAAAGAGATTAAACCTGTAATAGGATTTGAATTAATGGAACCACCAATAGATAAGTATGTAACTATAGCTACAAACTCTACAGCAGGTTGTAAGTTTTGGTCAAAAGAAAATTGGCAAGAGGTAATTAACTACTTAGTCTCAAAAGGGTATAAGGTAATTAATGTTTCATTAGAAGATAATCCATTTGATAATTGTTCCGTACCTGTAGATAAATCAATTAATTCAACTATAAACTTTATACTACACAGTGATTTCTTTATAGGTTTATCAAGTGGATTGAGTTGGTTAGCTTGGACACTAAACAAAGAAGTGATAATGATTAGCAACTTCACAGAAGCTGACCATGAGTTTAAATGCCATAGACCTATAAACAAAAATGTTTGTCATGGATGTTGGAACAACCCTGAGTTTAGATTTGATAAAGGAGATTGGGGTTGGTGTCCAATACATAAAGATACTGATAGACAATTTGAATGTCAATCAGGTATCAAGCCACAAGATATAATTGATATTATTAATTCTCAAATGGTGGAGCAAGAATAGCAGTAATAGGATTAGCTTGTAAGTCTATTTGATATGCTAAGTTTTCTTTTAATTGTGAAACATCTAATATATTTTCTAGCCATCCAATAACTTGTTCTTTAGTTAAGTCTTCATAGTTAGTAAATGTATTTGCATCAGGTGCACTAACATATTGCTTAGCCCATTGCTCAGCACGATACTTCTCACCATCAATTGTAGCTATTAATCTCCAATCAATATTGTTAACTACGTTAGGAAGACCATCTTGATTTAAGATAACTTCCATTGCAGTGATTTCCCAAGTGTATATAATTTCCATAATTATTTATTAAGCACCACCATAACAATCAAATTTATATGCGTTACCGGCAGCAGATGTAATAGTTGGTGTTTGTGCAATAGGGTCATCAAAATATGTTGTCACATAAGCAGCATTTAGAAAATAATCAATAGTTGCACCACCAAAATTAGATGCAGACACTAAAAAAGTATCACCTGCTGTCAATGTTACATTTAAAGTTCCTGTAACAGAACCTTGACTAACACCATTTTTTAACCAACTACAATTAGTCAAACCGCCAAGATTATTTATTTGTAATGTAGGAGCAGCAGCACCACCCTGCATTTTTATAGCACTTGATAATAAATGTCCCATTATGCACTTAAGTTACCAATCACATACCATTCGTTAGTACCAACTTTTACAAGTGTTACTCCTGTATATTGATTTGCTATTTTTAATTGACCTGATTTACTTCTTAATGTTACACCTGAACCTGCAACAATAGTTGTTTGTACTGCACTGTATTGAAGAACCTGAATCTCAGTTCCGATAGGGAATGCTATTGTTCCATTTGGTGGTACAGTTAAATTATTTGTACTCGCCCCATTCATTTCAACAATCTTTCCTGCATCAGATAAAGCTAATGTATAAGATGCAGTCTGACGATTAAACTGATTGTATATAGCAACCGCACCATCGTATGCAATCTTCATACGTATATTTGAACCCGAAGTGCCTGCAGTATAAAACTCCATCTCTGCACTTCCTGTAGTACTTGCTCTTATAGCAGCATTCTTTGTATTATAATCTAAATAAAAGAAACTAGATGTCGCTATAGATAGACTACCATTAACCAATAATTTTGTACTTGAGTTTGGTGTTGCCCCAATAGCAACATACGTACCATCATCTTGTATAATACTATTACCAATTGTACTAGCACTTGTAAATTTAGTTACATAGTTATTGGTACCTGATACTGTAACAGATGTACCACTAGTACCCGATGTCCCATTAACACCACTTGTACCTGATACTCCCGATGTTCCGTTTACGCCACTAGTGCCATTAACACCTGATGTTCCTGATGTGCCATTTACACCTGATGTCCCACTTATGCCTGATGTGCCTGATGTTCCATTTGCACCCGATGTTCCACTAGTGCCATTAACACCTGATGTTCCCGAAGTGCCATCCGTTCCTGATGTTCCATTAACTCCCGATGTACCATTAACTCCACTAGTTCCACTAACTCCCGAAGTGCCATCTGTTCCTGAAGTACCATTCACGCCACTCGACCCCGATGTACCGTTTAATCCACTTGTTCCACTAGTACCATCTAATCCACTTGTTCCTGATAATCCTGAAGTTCCACTAGAACCTGAAGTCCCATCAACTCCACTTGTTCCTGACGAACCTGATAATCCACTAGTACCATCTAATCCACTTGTACCACTAGTACCCGACACTCCACTGCTTCCTGACTCGCCCGAAGAACCTGATGTTCCTGATGAACCTGAGTTACCACTGCTTCCACTAGTACCATTTATTCCACTTGTACCCGATGTCCCACTTGTACCTGCAGGTGCAGACAAAGATGTAACAACGTATGAATATTCTCCATCTTCAGTGTACCAATTAACACTGTGGGTTGTTGAATCATTATTGTTAAAGTAAATCTTAACAATCATTCTATCTGTTGCTGCAACTGTAGTATTAGGGAATACAATATCAACTGCATTTTCGGTTGGAACTCCACTACCATCCCAACCAATTATAACTGTATTTGTTGTAAATATTGAACTGTAACCAACACCTGAAGCATCAGCCAATTGAAGAGTTACATAGATTCCAATGTTATCATTAGACGCAGGCTTTAAAGAATGCAAAGTAAATCTTTGTATACCTGAAGGGATTAAAGTAAATCCAAATTCAGGTGTTAAAAATTCCTGAACTAAAACATTCTGCTGATTGCTTGTTAAAGTTTTTGTAATAGTTTGAAGTGATGCTGTAGTTGGTTGCTCTGCTAAAACTTTATATGGAGATATATCTGAGTTTTGAGAGTTATTAAAATAATATAACCTTCCTGAAGCTACTCCGTCTGTTCCACTAGTACCTGATGTACCCGAACTTCCTGATGTACCTGAAGTCCCTGTAGTACCACTACTACCATCAGTACCACTAGTACCTGATGAGCCTGAACTACCTGACTCACCTGAAGAACCCGATGTTCCATTGATACCTGATGTACCACTAGTACCGTCTATGCCACTAGAACCACTAGTACCATGCGTACCACTAGTTCCATCAGTACCACTAGTACCGTTTGTTCCACTAGTACCACTTATTCCTGATGTACCATCCAATCCACTAGTCCCTGAAGTACCATCAACACCTGAAGTACCACTTGTCCCATTAACTCCACTAGTCCCACTTGCCCCATCAGTACCACTAGTACCGTTTGTTCCACTAGAACCACTAGTCCCGTTAACACCTGATGTGCCATTAATTCCCGAAGTACCGTTTGTACCGTTAATTCCTGACGTACCATTAGTTCCACTTACCCCACTAGTACCATTTACACCTGAAGACCCCGAAGAGCCTGAAGAACCCGAAAACCCTGATGTACCATTAACTCCTGAGGTCCCACTAGTTCCATTAAGTCCACTTGTTCCTGACGTACCTGACGTACCATCTTGACCAATAGCAGATATTGTTCCACCTGCTATTGATATATTAGAACCTGCAACAATTACAGAACCATCTGCTGCTAATATTTCTGTGGCTAGACCGTTTATTTTTACGAATGCATTGGCAAAGATGCTATTTGAAACAACAAGTTGCTCCATATCTACATTGCCAATAAAAGATAAGTCATATCCATTGGTATTAATAACCCTATCACCCTCTAATGTTCCACCTGCTTGTAGGACTTCGTCTAAGGTTGGTGTAGGTATAACAATGAGACTGAGAATATCACCTATTGTGTAATTCTTAGTCTCATTTTCGTTATTGACCTCAGTACCAATAACCTTATCTTCGATGCTTGGGGTAGCATCTATAGGATATGTACTAATTCTAGCCATTAGTTTTTAAACTAAAGTTAAAAGGTATAAAGTTCTGTTGATTACTGCAAGCATTTCATCTAAAATGTTCTGTAATTCAGAACTATATTGACCACGCTCTGCATCAATAATCTGTTGTAGACCTTTTAAGTGCTCTACTGCTCCTTCAACTTTTGCTTCAGGGATAATAATAGCTAATCTTTTATAACGACCAAAGTAAACTTCAGTAAACTTGTCTGTTAAATCAAGAATATCATCATAATATCCTCCAAGAGCCTTGTGCTCTGCAAAAGAAGTTGTATTCAAGTGAGCAAGATGCATTGCATCTCTTGAATGAAACAACAATCCTATTAATTCATTAGGTGCTTTCATTTGTTTTTTGTGTTACCTCGCCTGTCTGCATGTTAATTACAGAGTCAGGTCCGTATTTATTAATTAATTCTTGTTCTTGTTCAAGCATTAAAGTTCTAAGACCATCACACTCTTTAAGT